CCTTTGCCCCGCCGCTGGGGGCAAAGCCCCGGTCCTTCAGCGCCTGCACCAGTTTCGTCAGGTCCGCCTGCGTCATCTCGGTGGTGCTGGCCTTGCCGGTGACCAGCAGCTGCAGATCGCGCCGCGTTTCGCCATCGATGCCCAGCTCGCGGCAGCCGACATGCACCAGCTTCACAAGGGCGCGGGTCATTGGAACAGGCTCAGGCAATCAAGCGTGCGGCACACGGCCCGGATGCGGCCCTGCGGCAGCAGGCGGATATCGACCGTTCCCTGGCAGGCCGGGCAGACACAAGCGGTCAATTGGGCGCGAGGATGGTCTGCAATGGACTTGTCCCGTGCGGCCCATACGGCCCGGATGAAGGTCTGGGCCAAGGCGTCGGTCAAGGCTGGCGGGCCGTCGCTCAGTTCGCGCCGAATGGCCTTGTTTTCCTCCAGAATGCGGATCGTGTTGCGCAGCGTGGCGATCAGCTCGTCATCGCTCGCGCCGTCCTTGCGCGCCTGGATCACCAGATGGCCGATGGCCACGCGCAAGCCAAACTGGATCGATGTCGGCAGATCAGTCAGGTTCTTATTCACCGCTTGGTCCTTTCGTGATGGGGACATCGTTCCACTCGCGGCCATCCAGCAGACGGCCGGCGTTTTTCTTGCCGACGCGGCGCATCGAGCACTCGGGATCGAAGTGATGCCATCCGTCGCGCGGAAGGTCGTCGGGGCAGGCAAAGCCGCGACATGGTTCCCATTCCCCCCACTGCTTGAAGAAGAACGGCACGCCCGCAGCCTGGCACTGGTCGCGCAGTGACCGCGCCCAGTCCGGGTGCATCGGGCGCGCGCCGGGGCCGCTTTCGCCGCCGCAGATCACCCAGTGCAGGTTGCCGCGAGGGTCAACATCGCCCCGCTCCAGCTTCGCGAAAAGAACCGCCAGCGCCGCGTCTGTCGTATAGGCGTGGGCGATACTGAGCGGCCCCAGCAGCGGTTCCGCGCTGATGAAGCGCACCGCCGCAGGCGTGGCCAGCAGGTGCGGGATACGGTCGTCGGCGGTGGCCTGATCCTCGATTGAGGTGCCCAGCCAGACATTACGAAGGGGCCAGGGCGTTTCTCCGCCCCATACCGCCCCATGCGCTGCCAGCGCCCACAGTTTTAGGTGATCGGCGACATCGCTGGTCTGCAACCAGACCCGCTTTGCAACGTCTGCCGCGCAAGCATATGCCCGCATCCGTTCCGGTCGTTTCGTCAGCACCTGAAACGTGTGCTGGGGGGCCAGCGCCATGACGGCGAACACGCGGTCGATCCATTCATCCGGCACCTTTTCGTGGAACAGGTCGGACGTGCTGTTCACGAAAATCCGGCGCGGGCTGCGCCAGCGCAGGGGCAGGTCAAGGGCCGTATCCACCAGTTCCACCTTGCCGGTCCAGCGGTGGTCGGTGCCGCCGCCGGGCAGGGCCACACGCTGCGCCAGCCCGTGGCCCCACTGGCCGGGGTCGCTGAACCGCGCGGCCATCACCTCGGCGTAGCAGTGGCGGCAGCCTTCGGACACGCGCGTGCAGCCGCGCAGCGGGTTCCAGGTGGCGTCCGTCCATTCGATCTTTGTGCGGTCAGCCATCAGAAGCCTACCCCCACGCCACATGCCTGGACTGGCGGAAGCGTGGCCAGCCATTCGTTGCACTCTGTTGCGGTCAGGCCGGCGAACGCGGGCTGCAAGGGCCTGCGCGCCATGGAAATCGCCACTGCGCCGTCGCCAGTGGTCTTCAGACGAACCGTGCGGACGCCTGTAACGACCGCCAGACCGCGTTTTGACAGGCCTTCGGCAATCGGAATGAGTTCGCCGAAAATCCGCACTGGCTGCGCCAGACCGCACCGCAACAGGTCCTCCTCGATCTCGGTCAGCGAAATGTCAGCCATCACTCCCCCCTTGCCGCCATATGCCCCGCGCGGGCGATCAGCTCGCCCACGCGCTCGGTCCGGGCCGGGCCGAACCGGCTGGTCAGCACCTTTGCGGTGATCTCGGCAATCGCCTCGGGCTGCAGGCGGGCAAAGGCATCGCCTACCAGCTGTTCCGCCTCTGTCAGATCGCGCCGCTGCGCTTGGGTCAGGGCCATCTCCATCCCCCTCACGCCTTCGACAGATCGATGCTGACCGCCTGCCAGGCGGCATCGGGCGCGTCACGCCGGAACACCCGCACATAGGTCCGCGACCCCACCACGCGCATGGCATCGCGGATCGCGGCCATGGCGCGCGTCCAGCGCGCGTCGGTGATTTCCAGCCGCAGCAGCATGAAAATCTCGGACCGGTTGATCTGGCCGGCCTTGTCGGTGTTGAAGGCCCGCGTCACGATGGTGCGGATTTCGGGGCGGGCATCCGCCGCCCATTCGGTCAGGCATTCATCCAGCAGCGTCTTGGCCACCTGCAACTCGGGACCGAAGTCGATGTGGTCGGCCACCTGGACCTGCACCTTCATCAGCCCGTCATAGCTTTGCAGGGTCTTGTTGCCCTTCGGCCCGCCCACGGTTGCGCCATATTCCTGATCCAGCAACGCCTCGAACCCGCCGATATCGTCAAAGGTATGGGCCTTGAACCGCGCCACCTGGTCGCTCAGCGACAGGCTGTAGCCCACGATCTTGCGCACCACCTCGTCTTCCAGCAGGTGCTGCGGCTTGATCGTCTCGACGGGCTGCAACCCGCCCTTCGCGGTGGCCATGTAAACCTTGCCGCCCACCTCGACCCGGCCATCCGGCACGGGCGTGAAATTCAACTCAGTCATCGTTGGAAACTCCCTTGAAGGTCTGTGAAAAGCTGTCCGGCACCGGCGCGCCGGGGGGAATGGCGGGCAGGCCCAGCAGGACCAGCACAGACGCCATCGCGGCAATCTCGTTGGCGCTGCACATGGTGATGCCGCGCACCCCGGCCATGTCGATCTTGCCGACCGCGCGCGCGGCCATCTCGATCATCTGCGCTTCGGTCCAGGGCGCGGTGCCCGCGCGGTCTGCGGCTGTGGTCATCATTCACCGCCTTTCTCGGCGGCTTCCATTGCCCGTTCCAGCCCGCTGCGACGTTCGTATAAAGCCGTCAGAAGCCCGCCCGCGCACTCTGCCTCATCCATCCGCTCTTCAACCTCCAGCAGTTCCAGAAGCATTTGGTCCAGCGTTGCGTTGTCAGCCATCATTCACTCCTGTTGCGGGGGCAGGCTCTGCAGGCCCGGTACATCCGGGTGCGCCTCGGGTTGCCGGGTGCCCAGACGCGCCCCTTCACCCGCCAGTCCTGGCATTCGTTGCTGGGGATCAGCCCCAGCGCGGGGCAGTCCAGCGCCTGCGCCTGAAACACCCCCTTGAAGCGCTCTTCAAACCCGGCCAGATCGCCGGGATACTTGGCGCGCAGGATCTGGCTGATCATCGCGGCAGACCGGTCCAGCCGCTCTGCCACCTTGTTCTGGCTGCTGCGCCCGCATTCCAGCGCCAGCGCCTCCACCCAGTCCGGCAGGGCATCGCCCCAGGCCGCGCGGGCCACGTCCAGCGGTGTCTGCGTCATGACCGGTCTCCCAGCAGGGTGACCGAATTGGTGTTGTCATCGACCACCGCGCTGACCCGGGCGGCACGCGGCGGGCGCGGGCCGGTGTTGCGGATCAGCCGATAGATCGCCTCCTGCTTTCGCACCGGCGATGCCTTGCGCTCCACCCGCAGATAGCCGCCCGCCAGCAGCACCCGGCAATAGGCATGGGCATCCGCCGTGACGACTTGCACCAGATCGGTGCTGGCATGGGCCGCAATGTCGGTGGGCGTAAAGCTGCGCAGGCCGCGCATGGCGGTCCACAGGTTCTCCTCGGCGCTGCGGCCCCATGGCGCGGGGGCCGGGCGGTCGCATCCCGGCCTGACCTTCCACAGCTTGCGCAGGCCAGCGCCGGATTGCAGCAACTCCAGCGCGCCATGGCCATCCCAGCCCCGCACGATGCGCGTGGCCTGGTCGATGCTGATCTTGATGCCAGCGGCGATCTCGCCATAGCCGAATTGTGGCAGGCGCAGCGCCAGCGCCCAAGCCGCATCGGCCACCGCCTCGCGGTTCTTTCGGGTCACGGCCAGGCTCATGCGAACCTCCGCGCGGCGGGCGCATCGGCGGAATGAAACGCGGTCTTGCCCCAGTCGGCCATGGTCAGCCGCGTCTTGCCGCGCAGCTGCGCAAACTCGCGCAGGTTGGCAAGGTTGGTCGACACATGCCGGATGCTGTGCCGGGATGCGGCCAGCAGCGCCGCTTTCAACCCGTCGTCAATCTCGATTTCGGGGGCATAGATCGGGGCCAGATGCTTCACATCGTCCAGCGTTGCGGGCTGGGCCGCAACCCGGCTCAGCATCCGGCTGTGCACCCGTTCCCACTGCATCAGCTTCTGCGGCAGCAGCTCTTCGCCCATCAGGATCACCGGCGCACCTGACACATCATGCAGCCGCCGGATCGTCTCGATCATCCGGTTCGACAGCAGATGGTCCGCCTCGTCCAGGATCAGCGGTCGCGCGCTGCGCGCCAGCTCGCCCGAGGCCTGGGCAAACAGATCATCCAGCGACCGCAGCGGGCGCTGGCCAAGCTCGGTCACGATCATCACCAGCAGGCTGCGGATGCCGCCAAAGGGCAGCGCTTCGATGTGGACCGCGTTCAGCCGGTTGGTCACATAGATGCCTGCGGTGGTCTTGCCCCACCCGGCAGGGCCATAAAACGTGCCCATGCCGGGCAGGCCAGGGGCGCGGTCCTGCAGCCGCGTCGCCAGCCCCAGCAGCAGCGCCACATTCGCCAGCGGCGCAACGCTGTTGTAAAGTCTTGGGGTCTCTGTCATCATTCACTCCTTGGACGGTCTATCTGCTCGTTACCCGCCGCCGTGGTGCCCCCGCACCCGGCGGCTTTTCATTGGTCTCACCCGAAGATCGCATCCCCCAGGTCATCCCAAAGCATCCGCTCGGCCCGGTATTCCGGGGTCGCCTGATAGGCGCTCAGCCAGCGCTGCTGCTCGATGGTCGGGCTGTCCTGCCGTTCCAGTTCCAGCGCGCGGCGGAACCGGTCGCGGGCTTGTTCTTCGGGCGCGGGCGCAGCGGCGGTGCGGCGCGCCGCCAGATCGGCCACGATCCCGGCCTGCAGCGCGGTGGTGTCGGGCACCGGCTCGGCCGCCACGGCCCCGGCCCGCGCCGGACCCTTGCCAAAGGTGCCGCGCAC